CGTTGAGGTGGCGGCTGCGGCCGTCCTGGGCGGCATCATGTTCCTGGGCGTCAACGGGCGCTATCAGGAGGACATCAACCCGACCACCATCGTCTAGCGATAACTAGGGGAAGCGTTCATGGGCGGCCCTCCGTGGGGCGCGGGGACCGCCCAGTGACCAAGGGAAGGAGTTAAGACTTTGGCAAACGAGCTATACCTGGGCGATGCGGTTCGCAACGTCGCACTCGGCCTGCGGGTCGAGAAGACACTGGCGTCTCTTGCCACCGCCGATATGTTCACCGTGACAGGTGAGTGCCTTATCACGCTGCTCTACGGCATCGTGACGGGCGTGGGCGACGGCGGCGCCACAACCATCGCCATCAATGAGAAGGCGGACAGTGTGCCTATCTGCGCCGCGACCACCGTAACGAGCGACGCGGTGGGCGAGGTCTACTGGGTTCAGGGAGACCCCGACCTCATCCTGAACGGCACTGGTCAGGTGCCCGTCCTGAAGATAGCCGCTCTGCTGTCGGCCTTCCAGCATAGCCCGTTCATCATGGACGGGCAGACCGGCCTCACCATCGAGCTGACGCAGACGGGCGACGACGCCACCCACGCGGTCAAGTGGGTACTGTTCTACATCCCGCTGGAGGATGGCGCAAACATCGTGGCGGCGTAGCATGACGGCCCCTAACCAAGAGGAAGGAGAATGGGAAAAATGGGACAGAAATTGGTAGGAGCGCAGGAGCTTCGGAACGGTGATAGGGGTGAGGGGAGCATCGGGCGGACGGGCGAGGAGATAGTCTCTGCGCTCCACGGTCGGCTCTATCAGCAGGCCAAGCGCGGCAATGTCTACTCGGGCGTGACCGCCGTGACCGGCGTGGCGCCGGGGACGGCCATCGGCACGACGGCGGCGTTCGCTCTTTTCAACCCGCTCAACTCGGGTTTCGACCTCGCGATCCTGAAGGCCAGCATGAGCTATCTCAGTGGCACGCTCGGCATCGGCTTCGTCAACTGGATTTACCATACGGCTGCCGTCCAGGCTGGCGCTGCCGTCACGGGCACCGCGATCGCCGTCGTCAGGGGCAATGGTGCGAACGGCGTGGGTGTGGGCAAGCCACTCACCACGGCGACCGTCGTGGCGGGCGTGTTGGCTCGGCCCTTCGCCAATCTGCCGCCCATGCTGGCGTCCACGGTCCTGACGCCGTGGCGTCTCGACGACAACGTAGACGGGGCGCTGGTCATTCCGCCGGGCGGGGCGGCTTCCCTCCAGGCGACGGCAGCGGCGGGTACATCACCCCTGGTCATCTTCGGCTGCACGTGGGAGGAAGTGCCCGTCTAACGTGCCGAACCTCTACGCTTCCCTACTGGCCTTTCGCCGTCGACACGTCGGCGGCCAACCCCTCGAGATCGACGACGAGGGCGAGGTGCTGCGTGTCCTGGAGGCTATCGCCCGCGCCGTTGACGACTTCTGCGAACGCCGCTTTTACGTTGAGACGGCCACGCGGGTTTACAACGGCAATGGTCGGGATCGCCTCCGTATCCCGCCCCTGATATCGGCTTCGTCCGTCAAGCTGGATGAGGACACAGACGGCACGTTCGAGCTGACGCTGACCGAGGACACGGACTTCTGGCTCCGCCGGGAGGGCCATCAGGACCCGCGGGCGACGCCGTCAACGATCATCATCCTCAACCCGTATCAGGGAAGCAGGACAGCATTCCTCAATCGCCCGGAGCTCATCGAGATCGTCGGCGAGTGGGGTTGGAGCAACGATACGGAGACCCTTGGCGGTGGCGTGACAGCAACCCTGGCCGACGCAACGGCCACCAAGATGACGACCACCAAGGCTGGGAACCCGCCGCTCGGACCCGGCGATACGGTGTTGGTGGAAAGCGAGCGGCTGTTCATCGAAGGCGGTGAGGGTCAATCGAAGGGCGCCTCAAACTGGAAGGTCGTGCGCGGCGTCAACGGTTCGACCGCTGCGGCCCACTCGTCGAAGGCGCTCACGCGCTACGTCTACGAGCCACGGCTCGTAGAGGCGGTGCTGCTGCAATCATCCGCGCTCTGGAAGCGCCGGCAGTCGGAACCTGGCTTCTGGACTATCGAGCAGTTCAAGGGGCTGGACCCCGACGTTCAGCGGCTCCTCAACCCCCTCCGTGAGTTCGTGGTGGTGTGATGGCGCGCCGCATGATCGATATCAAGATCCGCGGCTTCGATGAGCTGAAGAAGAAGCTCACGCCGGATCTGTACGCGAAGGCGGCGCGGCAGATATTGGATCAAACGGCTGACGCTGTGGCGGCAACGGCGCGGCGTGAAGCGCCGGACAGCCTGAGCGATAAGATCGTCCACAGGGTATCGAAGCGGAACCCGCCCCATTCGGCAGTCGTGCGAGTCAAGAAGTCGGGGGTGGGCAAGCGGGCTAGATTCATTCATGGCTCAACGCGGTTCCGGGGCAAGAAGCGGACCGTACCCCACCGACCTCCATTCGATCCCTTCTTGAAGAAGTGGGCGAAGGAGGCCGGACTGCCGGTATGGCTCGCCTTCAAGGTGATAGAGAAGCGCGGCGCGCCGCTAGACCCCTTCCTTCATCGAGCGCGTGAGGCTCATGGGCGCACCCTTGAGGTGAAGTCCCGCGCCGCCTTCCCGCTGATCGGTAGGGTGTGGAGCCGATGACGATCCAGAAGACGATGGAGGGGATCGCCAAGATCGAGCGGACTATCGTACCGCCGGACGGGCTAGTCGCGATTAAGTCGGTGACAGATGAGCCGCCACCCGAGCTGACGGTGTTCCCCACATTCCTCAACATCGAGGAGCGGGCCCCGATTGAGATGCGATCCGCCGGGAAGGGCACGTCGCAGACGCGCATCCACCGCTGGACCATCGGCTGTCACCTCGTATTCGGCACCCTGATGGACCCGAAGTACGCCTATCGGGAGCGCCGCAAGTGGATCGTGCCGGTGCTGGACAAGTTTCAGGCCAACCCGACGCTGGACGGCAACGTCGATACGTCGGACGTAGTCGAGGTCGACTTTGAGCCTTTCATCTGGCCGCCCAGCGGGCGTATCGGTAGAGAAGAAGGCGTAGCCTATATCGCCATCAATCTACGATTGGAGTTCCTCGACAATGAGTAAGCGGAAGACGACGACGCCTGGGGCGAGCTACCGGGTACTGACCGACAGGCTCACGTACATCACTGACGCCAGCGACCCGACCTCGCCGCGGAAGCGACCAGGGGAGGGCACCGTGGTAAGCGATATACCGCCGCAGAGTGTTGAGTGGTTGACGGAGGCTGGGGCAATCGAGGAGGTCAAGTAATGGTCCGTTACGGATCACCCGATGTCGGCTTCATCCTCCAGGGCGGCCGTAGCCTGCTCGCTGACCTGACGACGCACAGCATTGACCGCGAGGCGATCATCGAGGAGACGACGGTCCTGGGCGACGCTGACGAACAGCACGCGAAGGTGGGGATCAACAAGGCTGCCATCACGCAGGAAGGTTTCTTCGATGACGGCACGGATCGCATCCATGATGCGCTGGTCGGGCTCACTGAGGAGATCGCCTGCGTGAGCGATGCTGGCAACGCGCTGCCTTCTGCTGGTGTCGCCCGGCCCTGCGTCGGGATCAAGGGGCAGATACAGGTCAACTACCAGCGGGCGGCCAGCCGCGGCGAACTGCACAAGGCAAGCGCTTCCTACAAGGCGAACGGCATTGTTGAGGAGTGTGTGCTCCTCGCTCACCACGTAGCCAGGACTGCCGACCCGGGCGACACTGAGAGCACCAGCCACGACAACGCCGCCTCCAGCGCGGCCGGCGGCGCGGCCTATCTTCAGGTCTCCGCCCTGGCGCTCGGCGGCTTCACGAACGTCCAGGTCACGATCCGCGACTCCGCCGATGATGCCGCCTGGCTGGATCACGCCGATGGCGCCTTCGCGGCCATCACCACAGCACCGACAGCAGAGCGGATCGCCCTCACCGGCACGATCCGCCGCTATACGGCGATAGATTGGGACTTCATCGGCGCTGGCTCAGGGCAGAGCATTACATTCATGGTGGGGCTGAATCGAGCATAAGCGGTAGAGGAGCGCCCCCTAATTATGGGGGGCGAGGAAGGAGATTGACCCGTGGTGAGATATGGATACCCTGATCTCAAGGTAGAATTTGACGACGCGGCCGCTGCGCTGATCGATATGTCGCAATACATTATGGACACGCCGCCGTCGTTCGACCGTGAGCAGATCATCGAGGAGATCACCGCTGCCGGTGACAGCGATGAGGCCCACGCGAAGGTGGGGCTGACGAAGGTCGCGCCGATCACGATGGGCGGGGCCTTCGATGACACGGCCACGACCGGACCCGACGTGATCTTCAATAGCATCGGCGACACCCGGACGTTGAAGATCACCTGGGGCAGCACGAAGACGTCCGAGGTCGAGTGCATCATCACCAACTACGTCCGCACCCCAGCCCGCGGCGAGTTGACCAAGTTCACGGTCACGCTGCAGCCGACCGGCGCGGTGACGGAGGTATAGGTCGATGAGCGCGAAGACAGAGAAGCAGGCCCCGGCGTCGGATAACGGCGCCCGGGACGAACAACCGCCGGCCAAGATCGAGCGGACGAAGGCACCGCCAACGACGATCTTCTGCGACGAGCTCACGATTGAGATCGACGGCGAGAAGTACCATCCTCACGCTGGCGAGCTGATCCGTCTCAGCGGCGGCGCTTCCGTGGCCGATATCAAGATGGCAGTCGACCTGCAGAAGTTCAAGGATATCGATATGTCTACGGATGAGGGGCTGGCGCGGATGGAGGACGTCAAGGCCGGGCTGATGGGGATGGTCGGGAGCCTCGTCCAGCGTCTACAGTCCTGGACCTGGACCGACGACGCTGGCCATCTCTATGGTGAGCCGACCCGGGAGATCCTCGAGGGTCTTCGCTTCGAGGAACTAATGTGGATCCTCACCGCCAGCCTGAAGACGGCACGGACGGACGCTGAACGCCTAAAAGGTTCGGCGCCCTCGACGACGTCCTAGACGACAACGAGGACGTCCAGGCGCCGGCGGAGTGGATCATAAGTCAGATATGCGAGGAGTTCGGATGCCTGCCCTCGGAGGCGATGCCCGAGGACTTCGGCCTGCTCGCGGACATTATGGAGCTGCGCCGCTACGCGAGGGCCAAGCAGAGGGTAGAGGCGGCGAAGACGCCGGAAGCTATGAATGAGCTCAGTGAGTGGGAGAGGGACTGGACATTCCGGGTGAAGAAGTACCTGCTCGATAGGCACAAGGAATGGCGAGCACAGACCTCGAACTAATCATCAAGGCCCAGGACCAGGCCAGCAAGACGCTTGAGAGCATAAGCAAGAAGGCGGGCGGGCTGGCGAAGGTAATGGGCAAGGCGCTCCGTGCTGGCGCGCTGGCGGGCGGCGTGGCGGTCGCCGGCCTCGGCGTCGCGGCGCTCAAGATGGGCCTCGACTTCGAGAAGTCGATGGCCGAGGTCAAGACCCTCCTACCCGATATCAGCGAGGAGGGCTTCGGCCAGCTGAAGACGAGCGTCCTCGACCTGTCGAAGGAGCTCGGGATAGCGACGAGCGAGGCTGTGCCGGCGCTCTACCAGGCGATCAGCGCCGGCGTCCCGCCGGACAACGTGATGGACTTCATGCGCACGGCCTCGAAGGCGGCGATCGGCGGCGTGACGGATCTCGAGACGGCGGTCGACGGGATCACGTCCGTCGTCAACGCCTACGGTGAGGGCGCGATCGACGCCGGCGTGGCGAGCGACCAGATGTTCACAGCGGTCAAGTTGGGCAAGACGACATTCGAGGAGCTGTCGGCCTCGCTGTTTAACGT